CTGTCCTGCACGTTATCTCCGCCGTCTGGTGTAAAATCATGCTCATTATGCCTGATTCAGCAGCGCTTCTGGTACAATTGCGCCAAAGTCAGTATTTACAGAGTGTTATCTGCATGAAAATCGGTCTATTTTGAATATAACTTAAAATATTATTATTTTTCATATAGATAGGTATTTTTTTATTTGTTATTGGCGGCAAAATGGCGGCACAATTCTTAACTTTCAGGCAGAAAAAAACCCGCATTCGCGGGTGTTTTTTTTCGCTTTTTTTTATAGCCAAAGCATTTGCTGATGATTTCTGCCTGGATGCGGAGGCACTGGCTTCACATCACCAGGAGTCATTATGATTGATGACACGGTTTCTAAAGACTTAAAGGTGCAACTGCAGTTGATATTCTGGCACTGGTTATAACGTTCTTTAGTTTCCTTAGAGATCTGGGTGCTGCTGCGAGTATGAGCCGCATTCCCGCATATTGGACAATTCATCATTATTTGATACACCTCGCAGTTGAACTCTTTTACGAACTTTCCGATGGATTGTAATGCTTTTGAGTACTTTTGAAAGTGTTATTCCATTTCTAATGATTCAATTTTCACTTCGAGTTCTACACTGGTAGTAAATCCACTATCAGCGTTCAGGCTGTGCGTCAGCGTTGTGATGATCCATTCCCCGGCATCAATCTGCTGCTTGAACCCGCTAACCTTCACCGGCATTTCCGTATATAGCTCCGCGCGCCCCTTTGCCAGCTGAATAGAAAACGTCGCAGCACCGCGCTGCAGGCGTTCCCACTGCATTTTGGCAGCACGCTCTGCGTTGCCCCGGTTTGCGTAAGTGCGGCTCAGTACCAGCACGTTTTCATCCGTGCCGATCAGGTAATCCCCCTGCTTCGCCTCCGGCTCTTTCTTCTTCTTCGCCGTGGTTTTACGTCGCCTGCGCTTCACCTTCGCCACCGGCTTCTTTGCCGGTTCGCGGGTGTGCAGCCAGCTGGCGATCACGCCGGTGTAAGAGTCGCGGTCCGCCAGGGTGAAGCGGTGGCTGTCCCCGTCCCTGCGCTGAAGGGTGATCACCGGCAGCGCCTTACCGCTTGCCGTCTTCCCCTGTCCCTGCCGGATAAACAGCAGATTGCCGTCCTTGACGCAGGCCACTGCGCCACACTGTTTAGCCAGGCGCATCAGAAAGCTGGCGTCTGATTCGTTGGTCTGATCAAGGTGGTCAATTTCTGCGGCGGCCATGTCTTCACCCATTGCCGCCTTCAGCTTATGGCGTCCGGCGATGTCCCGGACAATTTCGCCTGCAGTGGTTTTGTGCCAGGACTTCTCCCGCTTCGTATTCAGCGTCTGCCGGAAGTCCGCGCTGCGCGCCCTCAGCGTCAGCCGGTCAGGCGTGCCGCTGTGCTCTATTTCGTCAACCGTATAGCTGCCTTTCGGAAAAAGTGCCTCTCCCTGCCAGCCCAGCGACAGCGAGAGCACGACGCCCCGGCGCGGCAGCTGCAGCTGGCCGTCTGCGTCGTCCAGTTCGATGTCCAGCTGGTCCGCCTCAAAGCCCCGGTTATCAGTGAGCGTCAGGCTCAGCAGGCGCTTTTCAAGCTTCTGCGTGATGTCTGCGCCGTCCATCATCAGACGGAATGCGGGGGAATTCTGCTGGCCGTTAATCCACGGGGTTGTCATCATGAGAATAACCCTCCTGCTGCGGCGCTCACCTTCCCGGCAGCGGTAACTGCTGCACCCTGCATGGCAGACAGCTGATCGCTGAGGCTGCCGAACATTTCCCCCAGTGATTCATCGGTGCGCTTCAGCGTCAGCGTGAATTCAATGCGGCGGCACACGCCGCTGCTGAAGAATTCCGCTTTGGTCTGACTCAGGCTTTCAATCACGAACATGCCGTAAATTGTCCCGCTGCCCTCAATAAGCGGCCACGCGCGGCCCAGCTCTGCAATCTGCTCCAGCGCAAACAGCGACAGTCTGCCGCCGGTAATCTCCGGCAGCAGCACGCCGGAAAGCGTCAGCGTGTCGTTGTCCGGGCCTAAGAACTGCAGCGACGGCCTCACCCCTACACGGCTGTTTGACGGGAAACGCCAGCTGCGCTGATACTGCAGCTCCTGATAGGGCACCGTTCTCAGCATGAAAACGAATAAGCCCAGCGTCATCATCATTCCTCAAGTCCTCCCCTGTCCCGGTAACTGCTGCGGGCGCGGGCCTGCGCCTGCCGCTCTTTTGCCTCAATCCTGCGCATCACTTCATCAACCAGATCCTGCTGGCTCTGCCCCGGCTGCTGCACAATGGTGAAGGAGGCGTGAATCTGCGGCGCAGCTCCCTGTGCAGCACTGCCACTCATGCGCGGTGCTTCCTGCCGGTACGCCTGAACCGGCAGGCTGAGCGGGTGCAGCGGCTTCGTCTCCGCCGTCGCTCCGGCACCGCCCAGCGTCAGCGCAGCCAGTGCTGCCAGCCGTGCAGTGCTCCGGCGGCTGGTCACGTTCGCCGGACCGCTGACCAGTTCCGGCCCGTTTTCACCGGCAACGCCGAACTTCCCGGACGGAATAAAGCCGCCGGAGTCGTACATGCCCGCAAATCCGGGGAACCCGCCCGGCGGCAGGGATACACCGCCGCCCGTTTTTACTGTCGCCGGTCGCGGCAGTTGCGGCCCGCCGGTCTTATCACCGCCCGGCTTCAGAAAGTCCGGCAGGTAGTCGGTCAGGGACGACAGCTTGTTTTTAATCGCATCCCATTTCTGGCTGATGCCCGCCATCAGGCCGTCAATCATCTGTGAACCCGCTTCCTGAAAACGCGCGGGCAGCGCCTTCGCGTCGGAAACAATCTCCCCCCATTTTGTGCTGATGTAGGTGCGGATCGCGGTCCAGATGCTGCTGACATTTGTGCTGATAGCGTCCCACATGGCGGCAAGTTTCGGTCCCAGCGTGTCCCAGTTCTGCCAGATAAGCAGCGCCCCGGCGGCAATCAGCCCGATAACGGCCAGAATCGGGTTTGCGAACATCAGCCGCCCCAGCCACAGCACGCCGTTCCCCACGATACCGATGGCGCTTTTAATCAGCCCGAAGGCGCTGAATGCTTTTATCCCCAGCACGTTAAAGCTGAACCTGAGCAAAGCAAGCGGCCCAAAAAACGCCGCAAGGCTCACCAGAAAAGCCCCGGCAACCAGCACCAGTAATGAGAGAACGGCGGCAGTCTTCACCAGCGTTCCGGCCAGCTCCTTGTTATTTTCCACCCAGCGGCGGGTCACGCCGGTGACTTTCTTCACCATGTTCATGATGTCCATCAGCGGCGTGCGCAGGGAGTCGCCCAGGCCGCTCATGGTGTTAGATACGCCGGTTTTGGTCAGCATCCACTGTGCAGAAAGCGAGTCCTTATTGATGTCTGACTCTTTCTGCATGGAGCCTTTCGCCCCGTCGCCCTGCGTCAGCTGCAGCTGACGCCTCAGCTCAGGCATGTTATTCGCAAGTTTGGCTGCGTCCTTGCCGAACTCCTTGCCGAAAACCATCGTCATGGCCGTCAGGCGCTTGTCTTTCGGCAGGTTGTTGACCTTCTCCAGCACGCGCATGATGGTGCCCATAGCGTCCGTGGTCATCTGCTTTTCAATCTTTGCCGGGTCCAGTTTCAGCAGGTCCATGCCGTCCATAAACCGGTCGCTCTGCATGGTGGCTACGGACAGCTCGCGCACCATGGCATTCGCGGCACTGGCGGCGGTTTCCGACGTTGCGCCCAGACTGAGGAAAGTTGAACCGAGCGCAGCCGCTTTGCGGTAGTCCAGCCTGTCAGCAACGCCCCCCATGCGCTGCAGCACGTCAATGATGTCTGAACCTTTGGACATGGCGTTATCGTCCAGGTAGTTCAGCGCGTCGCCCAGCTGCTCGATGTTGCGCGTGGGGATCTTGTACAGCTGCGCAATCTTGCCCAGCCCTTCGGCCAGCTCACCGGCAGGCAGCTCAAACGCGGTTGACGCCTTCGCCGCCGTGGTGGCAAAGGCCATCAGGTCGCGTTTCTGGTCCTCATAGGAGTCGTTCTGGTTCGTCACGCCCATGCGCGCGCCGCCCTCAACCAGCGCGGCGTAGTCAATCGCGCCGTTTTCCATCGGCAGCTGCTCACTGGCGGCCTTGATGGCGGCCTGCATGTCATAGAACTGTTTTGTGCGGTTTCCTTTGTCGTCGCGCAGTCCGTTAACCTGCTTTGCCACGCCCTTCATGGCGTCTTCCATTGCCGCTGAAGATTTCACGGCGGCCAGTACCGGCGCACCCATTGCCAGCCCGGCGGCAGACGTTGCCGCTCCTGCACCGGCCACGCGATCGCGCACCTCAAGCGATCGGGAATATCGCTCACGTACCGCGCTCAGCTTTGCCTGCCGTTCTCCCAGCTTTTTAAGCGACTGCTGCTGCCGGTCAATGGCGGCGCGCGCCTCGTCAGACTGACTTTTAAGTTCGCGCTGTGCCTGGCTCAGTTTCTTCGTGTCGATACCGGCAGCGCCCAGCGCCTCACGCTGACGCTGCACCGACAGACGCAGCCCGTTGTAGGTCTGCTGCAGCTGGCTGGCGCGGTTTTTTGCCTGCTCCAGCACGCGGGCCTGTGCAGCTGTGGGCCTGTTTGTTTCCGTAAACTGCACGGCCAGCCGGGCCGCTTCTTCGCGGGCGGCTTTAAGGTTATTCGCGGTGATGGCAAGCTGTGAGCGTGTCTTGCGAAAGCCGTCGATACGCCCGGCCTGTGCGTCCAGCTCTTTAAGGGTGTTGCGGGTGTCGCGCAGCGTGCCAGCCAGCTCCCGCGTGCTGTCGCGGGCGCTGCGGAAGGGGCGCGTCAGCTTATCGACTGCGCCCAGCACGACCTGCAAACGCAGATTTTTATCACTCATCGCTGGCCCTGTGTCGCAGGATTGCTTTGTGCCGCCACTCCAGAACCTCCGTCAGCGTCATGGACTCGGTAACGGAGGGCGGCCAGTGAAAGACGGTAGCGATGTCCGCCACCAGATCGTCTACCGTCAGGCCGTCGCTAAATCCAACAGGACCGACTTCTTCAGCAAAAAAGTGACCACCTCTACAGACAGGCTCACCAGATCGGCGGGGTCCATTTCGTTGATTTCCGCCGTGGTCAGGGCCGGGGTGGTGATACGCGGCAGCACGGTGATCAGTGCGTTCACGTCCATGTCCAGCAGCGCCTGCAGGCGGGTGCCGCGCAGCGCGCCGGACTGCGGCTTGCGCACGGTGACGGAGGTGATTTCGGTTTTGCCGCGCAGGATCGGGGTATCCAGCTCAACGACTTTTTCATTTGGAGCGTTTTTATCAGTCATGATGCTTTTCCGTTAAAAAGAGAGATAAGCGGCAGGCGCGCGGCCTGCCGGTGTGATTACAGGCCCAGCGCGTTGCGGTGCGCTTCCATCACGTCCTTACCATCCACGATGTGGATCATGTTCACGATGTCGATCTCGTAAACCACTTCGCCGTTAATGGTCAGCTTTGCGTAGCTGTTGGTTGCGGACACTTTGGTGGTGCTGGATTCACCGGTTTTCCATTCGCCGGAGTCCAGCTCCTTATAGCGCCCGCGCGTGACCAGCTCGACCGCCTGCACTTCGCCGGTATCGTCGCGCTGAATGGAGCCGGTAAAGCGCAGCTGGATGCCGTCCACGGTTTCGGTGCCAAGCTGCTTAAACAGCAGGGCTTCAGTGCCGCCTACGGTGAACTCCGTATCCAGCGCACCATCATCCAGGCCCATGTCGATGTCCACAGCACCGGCCATGCCACCGCCGCGATATTTTTCGAACTTACGGGTGACTTTCGGCAGCGTCACGGACTCAACCAGCCCCTGCCAGTTGTTACCTGCGTTGAACACGTTCAGGTGCTTGAGTTTGCGGGGTAATGCCATCTTTCAGTCTCCTTATGCGCTGACGCGGCTGCTGAAATCGACCAGGTACTGGTCAGTGATGCGCTGGCGCAGCAGCAGGTTTTCCAGTGGCGGCACCGGCGTGTAGTCGTAATCGATCAGCAGCTTGCCAGCTTTAAGCGTGTCTTTATCGTTCACGCTCTCGTCCAGCCAGCAGTCCGCGCCAATCAGATAGCCCTGATTCACCAGACTGCGCAGCTTCGCACGGATGCTTTCGATGATGTCACGGGCCAGTGACGGGTTCAGCGCGCCGTCAACGGACCACATCTGCGCGTCTGCCATCGTGTCCATCAGCACCTGCGCCGTGCGGGTGTAGCACTCAAACTGAAACAGCGCGTCATCACTGAGGCAGCGGGAACCCCAGAAGCGGAAGCCGTCTTTGCGGATCAGCGTGGTCACGTCGTTCTGGTTCAGCAGGCCCGCATCAGTGGCCGGATCCTGCAGGTCCCAGAAGACGTCTTTTGAAATGCCGGTGACGCCGTTCACGCCCACGTTTGACAGGGCTTTATGCCAGCCGGTCTGCTCGTCGATTTTGGCACGCAGGCCCAGCGCGCGGGCGGTAGCGTAGGCCGTTGCGTCCGCCTTTAGCACGGTGTCAAAACTGATGAAGTCAGGCCAAATCAGCATCCCTTCGCGCTGGCTGAAGTTGCTGCGGTAGGCAATCGCCTCTTCAACGCTCTTGCAGCCATACGCGGACAGGTAGGCAAAGCCGCGCAGGCTCTGCGCCACGCTCAGTAGCTCGGTGGCAACGGCTTTTGTGTCGTGCCCCGGTACGCCCAGAATGCGGGGCTTTACGCCGCACACGGACTGCGCGGCCAGCAGCGCCTTCATGCCGGTGCGCTGGCCGTCGGTCACGCCGCCGATGATGTTAGCGGTGGTTTCCGCTTCGGTTTCGCCCTGCGGCACGCGCACAACGACGGTGACGGGTTTGGACTGATCGGCGATGGCGTCCAGTGAGCGGGCCAGCGTACCGGATTCCCCGGCCTTACCGCTGGCGGTGAGTACGTCGGTTAAAAGAACCGGGCGGTTAAGCGGGAAGGTGGCCGCGTCGGCGTCGTCGCCGGTGCAGACCAGCCCGACAATCGCGGTGCTGACGGTGGTGATGGTTCGGGTGCCCTCGTTGATTTCCTCAACGCGCACGCCGTGGTGATAATCCTGTGCCATGTGGCGGTTCTCCTGTGAAGGGGTTCCGCTATGGTGAAAGGTCGCGGGCGCGGACGCACCCTGATGGCGTTGTGTGAAAAATCACACAATGAAATAAGGCCCGTTATGGGCCTCCTGTCAGGCGTCAGGCAGGTCCGGCCAGACAATATCCGTTACAGCCGAAGAATCAATTCGATTTACCTGGATACGATAGGCTTTCCACCTCTCCAGTGCGGCCTGCTCTCCTTCGATTTGTGTTTTAAGGTCTGCCGCATCCTGCAGGGGCGCGATTCTGAGCGCAGCGACGGACAGAAGCCTTAATTTTTCAGCCTCTGCCGCTGATATTTTTTCCGCTGCAGAGGGGCCGGCAGGCCGCTCAAGCATCGGTAATCCTTTTGCATCAGAAGTAATCTCGCTGCCATCGGATTGACCTTCCAGCAACATAAGATAATTTTTCTCACTTATTTCCAGCGCATCTTCAGGCATAATCCGGTGCACTGCGGACTGATAAAAACCACCTGTTGAAGATGCGAAATAAAATTTATTTTCCATATTAAACCTGCTGATTCAGTTTGCCGATGCTCAGCCACATTACGCCCGTTACGCTTGCCGTATTGGTTGAGGTAAGAGTTATGCCGTTCTTATCCGAAGTTGCTACGCCCACGCGGTAATTGTTTGTAGAACTGACATCAACCGGCGTGGCAAACTGCGCCAGCCCCACATCAATCGAAAGGGGATACTTTACATTTACGCTTCCTGCAACAGGCACCGCCGCAATCCCCCACTGCAATATCAGTCCGCCCGGCAAAATCTGATAGCCCGGAGCCGCTGCTGACAGGCCAAAATAACCCATATCAGGGATTTGACTTTTTCCCGTACCAACTTCACGCAATGCAGCGCCAAGAATGCCGAGGTTATTTAACGCAGCTGCAACTTTTCCGGCCTCTTTTAATTCAGCCAGGCCACTCGCGGCTTTAAGGTACTGAGAGTGCGGATTTTCATCTTTAATGTGGTTTTGTAATGCATCGCTGCTGGTCTTTGCTGCCTTTTTGACTTCATCGTCCGTATATGATTTCGCATTACCAAGAGCATTTCCTGCAGCATTGTCTGCGTACTGCTTGACAGTGATAACGGATTCATCAACGTACTGCCGCGTTGCCAGCACTACGGACGGGTCCACTTTCAGCGTCACGGCGTCAGTGCTGCTGATGATGATGATCATGCGCAGCCGCTGGGTACGCCCGCTGCCCTCCTGCAACTGCGGCTTATAGGTTTCGGCAGTGTTGCACACGGCAATCAGCGTGCCGTCACCGTCGAACAGCCCCATTTCCCGGATCCAGAATCCGCCCTCGTTTTCCGGGATAACCTGTTCCGCGATAATCTGGCTGCTGTTGGCTGCGTCCACGGTCAGCGAGTTAAGCGCGGCGCGGCGCACCTCGTTAACCAGCTTCGTCTGGCTGGCGTTCGGCGTTGGCAGCGTGCCGCCGCCGTCGCCCACGGCCATGTGCGTGATGTTCAGTTTTGTGCCGAGCGACACGGCGTTGGCAATCTTTGCCGCGCCGGTGATGGTCACGATGGCATAGAATTTTGTCATGGTCCCACTTCCATCAGGTCGATAACGTGAACCGCCGCGCCCGTGTAGCTCTGGCCGCCGACGGAGATAATGTCCGGGGTGTAGGGGTAGACGGTGAGATCGTCACCGTCATAGCTGCCCGCGCCGGTGAACAACGTCCCGCCACTCTGCAGGTTGATGGACATGCCCAGCAGGTGACGGCTGCACGGCTTCGCATCGCTTATCAGCCGCTCAAGTTCCGCGTAGGTTTCTTCAGTTATGCCCTGGTCCTGCACGCCGATGTCCAGTCGGAACGTGCCCGGCGCTTCACCGTTTTTCCACCACTCAATAACGCGGATCAGGAAGCCGAACGGCTCAACCACGCGACGGATGGCGCTGATGGTGCCCTTGTGCTGATGAATGTAAAACGCATCGCTCACCACCTGCCGCTTGACGCTTTCCGCCCAGCTTTCGTCCCAGCGGTCCACCGAAAACGCCCAGGCCAGATAGGGCAGAAAGCTCACCGGGCAGGTGGCCGGGTTCCATAAGTCGCGCAGCGGCACGCTCAGCCCGGAAATGCCGCTGCAGGCTTCTGCCAGGCGGCGCTCAAGCGCAGACGAACCGGGCGGCATCAGGCTGCTGTTGCTCATGTCACCCCCTGATCGCCCGCTACGGAAATGTCTGTGCCGGTGCAGTAGCCCGCCTGCGTGCGGTCCATGATGATGTCCTGCGCCGGTTCAGTGATTTCCACCCAGTCCACACCGGCCACGCGCATCACCGCCCCGTATGACTCACGCCGCACGCTGCGGCCCAGCTTTTTCTGCTCGGTCAGGTAAGCGGCCAACTTCGCGTTTGCCGCCTCAAGGCAGGGACCGGCGGCCACGCCGTCGAACAGGTGCAGCCTGGCCTTCACGCTATAGCTGCGGATTGTCGCCCCCTGAACCGTCACGCGGTCGGCCACCGGGCGCACGCTGTCTGCGCTCAGCGCGACGTCCACTGTAGTCAGCAAATCCGCTGCCGCCGTGCCGTCGCCTTCACGGCTCAGGACGGTGATCAGTACCGTCGCCGGTGACGGGCTGGTCGCGGACACGTCCTGCACCCGGCCATCCGCGCTTTTTGCGTGGAACTCATACGCGCCCGTCGGTCCGGCCACGCTCAGCCCCTCAAACGCCTCCGGCACGCGCACGCGCAGTGCGTCGTCTGATTCCATTTCCGCATCCACCGGCGGCACCGCGTCCGGGTCAGCAGGGGTCACGATCAGGCGCTGCACATTACTGCGTGCGGCCAGCTGGTCCAGATCGCTGCCGATGGCGTAGGCCACCATTACCGCCTGCGCCGCCTCGTTGATGCGCTGGCGCAGCAGGATTTCCCGGTAAATGTTCTCCTGCAGGCTTTTCACAATCGGTTCAGACTCCAGCGCCAGCACGCGGCGCATGGCGGCCTGTTCATCCGCCGGATAAAGCGCAATCAGCGCCTCTTTACGCTCTGCCAGCAGCGCCTCAAAGTCCGGCACCTCAATAATCTGCGGCGCAGGCAGCTGGGAAAGATCAATTACCGCCACTGTTCACCCCCGTTGGTACAGACATAGCAACCGGCGAGCCGTCGTCCCGCTGACCGTTCATTTCAACCACCATAGAGCCGTCAAAGTCGCTGGTAAGGTTCACGGTGCTCAGCTTTACGCGAGGCTCCCAGCGGCTGATGGCGACATACACCGCCGCCATGACCTGCAGGCGGATCACGTCGTTCTGCGGCTGGTCAATCAGCACCGACAGCAGCGAGCCGTAACCACGCCGGGCAATGCGGCTGCCTTCCGGGGTGATCAGGATGTCGCGCACGCTCTGGCGAATGTGTTCGATGTCGGTAATAGCTTCGCCGGTGTCGCGGTTCATGCCGAGATACTTCACTGCGGGCCTCCTGACATATCGCTGCCTTTCTTAACCCCGTCATGCAAGTGCTTGTCAGCAATTACGCCGTTTGAACTCATTGAACCGCCGCCGTGGGTCACATCACCGTTTATCGTGGTGTCACTGTTAATCCGGGTCTGGCTGGCTTCTATCCCCAGCGCGTCGGTGATCAGCTGAATGCCGTCTGCCGCTTCAATGCGCACGCTTTTTATATTCTTTATCAGCAGCTGGCCGGTTTCCGGCTCGTACTGAAACCAGCCGCCGTCCTTAAACACGGTAGTGGTGCCGTCTTCCGAGTAGTCAGGCGGCGGGTAGGCTTCGGAATAGATGGCAGGTAGCGCAAAGGCAGTTTCGAGGTTGCCGCCCAGGCTCAGCAGCATGACCTGTTCCCCCACGGTGGGCTTCCACCATGTGCGTGTATTACCGGCGCGCAGGGTGAGCCAGTTGATCCAGTTGGTTTCGAGGTCGCCCGTTTTCACCCGGCACAGCCAGTTCACCGGGTCCACTTCGGAGACGGTGCCGGTGCGGATCAGGTTGGTGATAAGGCGCATAATTTCAGTCATTTTTTCGTTCATGCAGGAAAGATGCCTTCAAAATTGAAAGCAATCATTGACATGGTATTGTGTGGAGACTCACACAACGTCACTACAAAGCAGGTCGGCAATGTCCTTCTATAAATACGTCAGCATTGACACGCTTCAGAAAATCCTTGCAGGAAGTATCCGCCTTACTCAGCCAGGGGCTTTTAATGATCCATTCGAACTTGCTGTTGAAGTTTATAACCCGCACATTGGGATGGAGGGAAATATCGAGTTGCGTTTTGATGTGCTTTCTCAAACCAGAGATATAAAGAAATACTTACTTCCATCAGAATTCACTCATGATAATTGCAATGATGTTTATGCTCGTGAATTGAGATCGAAAATTGACAGTACAGTAGGTATGTTATGCATTACAAAAAATCAAAGCTCTCATTTGATGTGGGCGCATTATGCGTGTGAGTACTCTGGCGCTGTAATTGAATTCGACGAATTCCATGAGTTTTTCCAAGGTGCATTTGAGATTGAATATATTCAGAACAGACCTAAATTGCATATGGATTACTTTCTAAGCGGTGAACCCTTACCAATTTCAGAGCTATGCGCTAAATCAAATATATGGAATTATGAAAAAGAGTGGCGTTTAGCTCGATCATTAAAGGACTGCAAGCGGATCAAAACTTCAGGTAATAAATATGACATCTACACAATGGACATACCTCTTGAAGCAATAATGAGCGTTACTTTAGGGGAGAGATGTAAACTGGATGATGCCAAAAAAATTTACCATAAGTTAAAGAACACAAATGTAGCCTTAAAAATCGCAGCTCTTGCAAACTGGAATTATGAGTTCAGAGATGAACTCATAAAGCATGATGTTCCTGTTAGCGAAATGTCCCCTTATATCAGTCCATATACTGCTGATATTTTTCTTGATGAAAAAGGGATAATAGGTGATCTAGCCAGATGGGCTAAAAGCAACCACCCTTTAAGCAAAGTAGTTAAGTGGCGTTTGTGAAACTAAGTTTCACTTAACCACCGCAGGAGGGTTTCACGCACCGTGTTTTCCACGTCGCCGTTCACGCCCAGCAGCGGACGTTCCGCATATTTCACCATCGGTCCGCGACGGCTTACCCGATCCCGCAGGCCGTAGTGATGGACGCGGGCCAGCTTCTGAACCCCCGGCACAAAGGCAACCTCAGCGGCGTCCGCGCCAGCCTGCGCCTTCAGATACTTCGCTGTTTTCAGCTTCGCAAACATGCCGCGACGGATGCGGCCCTTTTTACTGCGGGCACTGACGCGGCGCGGCTCCCATGCGGTGCCGTCAGGCGAGCGCTGCGCAGTGATGTTTGCCTGCTGAATGCGGCGCACGTCGCGTGCCACCTCGCGCAGCATCTTTTTCCGGGCGGCAGGCTCCAGCTGTGACAGCAGCGCCGCCAGCCATGCATCCACTTCATGCAGTTCTGCCACGTTTCACCGTCCAGACTTCCTCCGGCGCGTCCGGCTCGGACATCGCCTCAATGCTGACTTTACCGTCTACAGTGGTTGCTACCACGCGCTCGGTCAGCTTCAGGTCCATACTGATGTCGCAGCGGTCATTCCCCAGAATATCGACCTCAAACGAAAACAGCCTTTCGCGCGCTTCGCTGTTCTGCAGCGCGTCGGGCTGATTTTGCCGCAGCCACAAAAGCACCGGGGCCATCAGCAGGTTCTGGTCGCCGGTAAAGTCGGTGATCACCACGTTCAGGGTGTAGCGATACTCCCACGACAGGGACGCGGCGGACGTGGCGACCAGCTGGCCGCTGTCCACGAACAGGTGCAGGCGGTCCGGGTTGTCGGCCACATACTGGACCGACTTATTCAGGGCGCTGCGTAAGGACTGCGGCTTGTTCATCGTCTTTTTCCTGACAGCTGATGATGGTATCGACCTTATCCGCGCACGCCGCCCAGGCTGCCTCGGTTTCATCCAGCAGGGCATTCAGATCGCCGTTACTTCGCGGCGAGGCCGGGTCCAGCTGGCAGCGGGTGATTTTGGGACAGCCACTCACGGTAAGATTCACCTCCTGAGAGGGCCGATCGCTGGCGCAGCCGGACAACAGGATCAGGCAAAGCGGTATCGCTCCAGCGGCGAAGGTCTTCATTTTCACGTTTCAGTTCCTCAATCTTTCGCTGCCGGTCACGCAGCATCTGGCTGTTGCGTTCGGCGGCGGCGTAAAGCTGCGTCTGCGCCTGGCTGCTGGTCTGCGTCAGGATATTCAGGGCAATCAGCTGGCTGTTTTTCTGACTCAGCTTTTTGCCCTGGCCCTCAATGGTGGTCTGCTGCGCATCAATCCTGCCGTGGGCGCTGCTCAGCCGGTAAGACTGCACGCCGGTGACAAGCAGCAGGATCAGCACGATAACTGCCAGTGCGCGCGTCATGCCGCTGCCTGCTTAAGCTCTGGCCTGATCATCCAGCGATAAAACAAGGCGTTCAGGCTCATGAGCACCGTCAGCTGCCATCCCGCTGTCCACATCACCACTGCGATAACTACGCGGTGATACCACCTGAGCGGCACGCGGTCAGCCAGCTGCGCAAACCTCAGCAGCCAGGCAAATACCCGTTTACGCTCCCCGCCGGTAAAAGCTGCAGCGCAGCACAGCCCGGAAAAACCGATGAAAGCCCATGCGATAAACTCCGCCCAAAGCAGCACCGCCAGCGGATAGCCCGCAAAGCTGCCGTGACTGATACTGACCAGCGTCAGCAGGACGGTGAGTAACGCCGTAAACCACCATTTTTTAACCATCTGCATTTCAGACTCCTTTAAGGCACCATGCCAGTTCACGCCCGCGCCGGTTATCCAGCCCCTGATTGAATACGCCTTTCACGTACACCCAGCGTGGCAGCTGATAACACGCCTCGCGCCATTTACCCTTTTTCAGCAGCGACACCATCGTGGAGCCGCACACGCTGCCGGTGCCGACATTAAACGCCAGCGACACCAGCGCGTCATAAACCTGCTGCGGCATGGAAACCGCCACGCAGCGCGCCAGTGCCGCCTCAGTGCGTAACACATTGGTGATGAAATTCCCCGCCGCCTGCCGTTCCGTGATGGACTTACCCGGCACCACGCCGGACGTGTTGCCGATCCCGTCGGTCCACTTTCCCGCGCTGCACTGGTACGGCTGCAGGCGGCAGCCCTCATAGTCGGCAATCAGACGCAGCCCCTCAACGGAGGTGTGCAGCTGCTGAAAGCCGGGCATTGATGCGGCCAGCGCCAGCACCACGCCCACGGCGCACCGCTTAACGGTCTGCAGATTCATATTCCCCCCGCGTGATGCGCCCGCTTGCCAGCAGCTGGTAAGTTTTGTGTTTGTAATACCAGCTGATAAGCGCCATCAGCAGGCCGATTAACACACCGGCCACGGTGGACACGTCCTTCAGGTCCATGCCGCCCAGCCACGCCATCACCACCGCAATGCACCAGGTTAAAAAGGTGCTGATTTTTTCCCACATGATTCAGTCCCAAAGCTGGACGGCCTGCACGGTGGCCGTCGCTGTCACGTCCGGCAATTCCACCTCCAGCCCGTGCGGTAAGAGGGGGCCGCGCTCCGCCAGCCCCGGATTTGCCTGCAGCACCTGTTCCGTCATGCCCTGCGTGCGCCCGTAGTGACGCCAGCAGAGTGCGTCCACCGTGTCATACTGCTGCGCACGCACTTTCATCAGATAAGCTCCACGGTGCAGTGCGGCATGTCCTGCACGCGGCTGACGGCCCAGCGCGCATCGCGCCACAGGTCGCCGCTGGCATCAGCCAGTTCTTCGCCGCGCTTCACGGCGGAGGCGGTGGCGTCAAAATCCTGATAGCGCTCGTTCAGCACCGCGCGCGTCCAGCACCACACCGCATTTTCATAGTGATGCAGCCGCACGCTCACACCGGCCAGACGCTCCGCCGGAACGTCGGCCAGACTGTTACGCCCGGCCAGCTCCTGCCGCTCACGCCATGGATAAAGCTCTGCGTTAACCTCCGCCATCGCGGTCAGCACCACCTGACGCAGACGCTCCGGCGTCACGGTGCCGTCAACGCGCATCACGCTGCGGAACTTCGCCAGATCAACGTCCGGCCAGAATGAATTGTTGGGGATGATGTCCGGCGTTCCCGTCGCCTTCTGTGGCGCGATAAATTCCATTGCTCTGTTACTCCTGAATAGGTGGGCGGTGGACGGGGTTTTGATGCGGCGCTGCCTGTCGCCACCCCGTGCCGCCCCGCGCGTGGGCACGTCCGGTTATCAGCTGGCGTTACGGATTTTCCGCTCCAGCTGCTCAATGTCTTTTTTCACACCGCAGCGTTCATCAAGCTGCATGGCCTGTTGCAGATGGTTCAGCGCAGAAACGGGCTGGCTTTCGCGCAGCACCCAGCCAATGGACTTGTGCAGGCGCGCGCGTGACTGATCGGGCATGTCCCGATCGCCAATTGCATCAAGCGTCTGCAGCAGCAGTGAGGAATCGAAAGTGTTTTTTGCCTGAAGGGCATTTTTAGCGGCGTCGGCCATTTCTTCGGCCAGCAGCGTCTGCACGTTGCGGTTGAAGCCCTGCGGCATTCCCCAGCCGTGGTTCAATGCGTGGCGGCCAATGGTAAGCGCACCGGCATAGTCACCGGCATCAATACGCCAGAGCATCACGTACATCAGCACGTCGTCCTGCTGCGCGCCATCGGCGGCCAGCACACCGTCCACCCAGGCAACGTATTTCGGCAGGACTTCGACCTTAATTTCCGCCTTCTTCACGGTGGACTGAATGCCCTTGAGGCGGCGGCGGTCTTCATTCAGCTGCATCAGCATCAGCTCATAGCCGCTGGCGTGGCGAACACTGCCGCCCTGACGGGCGGCCTGTTGAGCCTGGACGCGCTGGCGGTGCTGTCGTGCGGGACTCAGGCTCATGAATTAACCCTCTGCACCGGCTGACTGCGCAGCAGCAGCGGCCACGATTTCGATATTCTCGATCAGCGCCGCGCAACGGTAATCCTCCACCACGTACGCCTCGTTGACCGACTCAAAGTTTTCGATGCGGTCACGCTTCGGATTATCAATCAGCGAACGGCGGCGGGAATCTTCCTGCCAGTAGATGGACAGGTTATCCAGACGGGTGATCAGCACAGCGTTTGCCGGGAAGTACGGCGCGCGCACCGCCTGCAGGCCGCCCATGCGTTTCTGGCTGATGATCATGTCAGCGGCCAGCTTTTCGGTGTTGGCCTGATCGCTGTTGACCAGCGGGAAATACTTGTCGGACAGCAGCTCACGTCCGCAGATCACCACCAGTTCGTCGTCGTCCTGGAAGATGGGATCGATAAGCTCGTTCACCGCATCCATCACCAGCGCGTCAAGGTTGGCATAGGCTCCGCCCTTGCCGACCTTCACTGGCGCGGCGGTGGTTGTGCCTTCTTTGGTGGTGCTGCCCATGACGTTATCAGGCGCATCTTCGCGGACCTTTTGCAGCCAGCCCTTATTTACGTCCTGCAGCAGCGGGTTTTCCGTGCGGTTGGAGGTTTTGGCACGCTTCACGCCGTTGAAGCCGATCATGATGCGGTCCAGCGCCTGACGCTTCACGATGGCGTCGCGAATGCGGGTCTGGAAGTCCTGAAACTTCGCCCACAGGTCCAGCTTCGCGTAGGTGATGGCCGTATCGAAGTTGGTCTGCTCGCACTTGTAGCTGATGTCCGACATATCCGTCGGGTCGGTGGGCTCACGCTCTTTGGCACCGGTATCGGTGGTGCCTGCGATGGTGCTGCCGACGCCGAGGCCCAGCAGCTGACCTGACTGATCAGTTACGCCGATCACGTTAATCAGGGTCAGAAATGCCGTTGACTGCTGAATGGTATCTTCCAGCGTCTGCGCAACGGACGGCTCCACGCTGAACTTGCCGTGCAGCTCTTCCTGCTCAACTTTGTAAACGCGCGCCAGCTGCACCAGAAAGGCGTTGAAGGCAAAACGGGTATTCTTTTTCATGGGGTTTACTGCTCCTTTAGCAGTTGGTCAGGTGTCCGGCTGGCGCGTTGCCACCCGGCGTGCGCTGGCGGAAATCTTTGCGACCGTCTTCGCGCTCCAGCTGCTCTTTCAGCTCACTGAAATCAGCTTTCTGAGCGTCAAACTCAAGGACGCGCGTCTGCAGGTCCGCTTCCAGCCTGCTCAGGCGTTCGGTCTGCTCCTGCAGCGCCTTATCGGTGCGGGTGCCGTACTGCTGCTGTTCGCTGGCAATCAGCTCAACCGCCTGATGCACGTCGCTGAAGCGGGCGGCATCGGTCTGCTGCTGCTTTGCAAACATGGCTTTGATGCGGGTAAACAGGGCGGGCTTTTCCTCCGGTACGTCTTCCAGTTCGATCACCGTTTCGGTGGCCGCGCTGAACAGGTTTTCCGGGTGCTGCTTGCGGTTTGCCAGCGGGTTCTGCTCCGCTTTGGCACTGAAGGCCAGCATTTCGGTGCCGAGGCTTGCCGGGTCATCAGTGACGGCCAGACCAACCAGATAAGGTGCGTCGGTATCGGCAAACTTCAGGCTGATTTCCATCGACGTGAACAGCTTCTGCATTTTGCCGGTCATATCGATCAGATCATCCGACGGGGAAATCGTGGCAAAAAGCCCCAGCTTTCCTTTCAGCAATCCGTCTTTGATTTCTTCCGTGTCCAGCGCATCAACGACACCGAACCGGCGGAATGGACTATCCGGCGTGTAGCCCTTGATGTGTTCCATGTTGATGACGGCGGTATAAACCGCCGGATCGTATTTTGCCGCCATCTGCTCAAGCCAGCTGCGCTCGATGGTGCGCCCGTCCGTGGTGGCACCTTCCACCCCGATACGGAAACGCTTTGCTTTCTTTGCCATTGTCCAGGCTCCGTTGTGATAAATCGCTCTGAGGCCCTATGTTTGCGGCGAGGGGGTAGTGAAACAACGCGCGGACGTTGTGCGGCTTACCACACAATGAAGGACAGCAGAAAAGGCGGCGGCGGGGCCGTATTTTGGCTGCATGAACATGACACCCGCCCCCGAAGACCTCGATCCCCGCAGACAGGCTTTGCTGCTGTACTTTCAGGGATACCGCATCGCCCGCATTGCTGAAATGCTGGGAGAGAAACCCGCAACCGTTCACAGCTGGAAAAAGCGCGACAGGTGGGGCGACTATGGCCCGCTGGATCAGATGCAGCTGACCACTGCCGCACGCTACTGCCAGCTGGTCATGAAGGAGACAAAGGAAGGCAAGGACTATAAAGAAATCGACCTGCTGGCCCGGCAGTCAGAGCGCCACGCCCGGATCGGGAAATTCAACAACGGCGGCAATGAAGCCGACCTGAACCCCAATGTGGAAAACCGCAACAAAGGCCCGCGTAAGCCACCGGAAAAGAACCTGTTCAGCGACGAGCAGATTGAGAAACTGCAGGAAATTTTCCACAGCTCGATGTTCGGGTATCAGCGCCAGTGGTGGGAAGCCGGTAACAAGCACCGCATCCGCAACGTGCTTAAATCCCGCCAGATTGGTGCGACGTTTTATTTTGCCCGCGAGGCGCTGATCGATGCGCTGACCACCGGGCGCAACCAGATATTTCTGTCGGCCAGCAAGGCACAGGCGCACGTCTTTAAGCAGTACATCATCGAATTCGCCAAAGAGGCGGACGTTGAACTTAAGGGCGACCCGATGACGCTGAGTAACGGCGCGTGCCTGTACTTTTTAGGAACCAACGCCCGCACCGCACAGAGCTATCACGGCAATCTTTACCTAGATGAATATTTCTGGATCCCGAAGTTTCAGGAACTGCGCAAGGTGGCGTCCGGCATGGCGCTGCATAAAAAGTGGCGTCAAACCTATTTTTCCACGCCGTCCAGCCTGACGCACAGCGCCTATCCGTTCTGGTCCGGCGCGCTCTATAACCGGGGGCGCGCGAAGGCGGACCGCGTAGACATCGACCTGACGCACCCGAACCTGTCGCCGGGCCGCTTCTGCGATGACGGCCAGTTTCGCCAGATTGTTACTGTCGAGGATGCGGTGCGCGGCGGCTGTAACCTGTTTGACCTCGACCAGCTGCGCCTGGAATACAGCCCGCCGGAATACCAGAACCTGCTGATGTGTGAATTCGTGGATGATCTCGCGTCCGTGTTCCCGCTGCAGCTGCTGCAGAAATGCATGGTGGACAGCTGGGAAGTGTGGAAAGACGATTTCGAAGCACTGGCGCTTCGCCCGTTCGGCTGGCGTGAAGTCTGGATCGGGTACGACCCGGCGAAGGGCACGCAGAACGGCGACAGCGCCGGGTGCGTGGTTATGGCTCCGCCCGCCGTTCCGGGGGGTAAGTTCCGCATCCTTGAGCGGCATCAGTGGCGCGGGATGGACTTCCGGGCGCAGGCTGATTCCATCAAAAAACTGACGCAGCAGTATAACGTCACCTATATCGGCATCGACTCCACCGGCGTTGGCCTGGGAGTTTATGAAAACGTAAAAGCGTTTTTCCCGGCGGTGAAAGAGTTTGTCTACAACCCGACCGTGAAAAACGCCCTGGTACTGAAGGCGTTCGACATCATCAGCGGCGGGCGGCTTGAGTTCGACGCCGGACACCTCGACATCGCGCAGTCATTTATGGCAATCCGCCGCGCCACCACGGCCAGCGGCAACCGCCCGACCTATGAAGCCAGCCGCAGCGAAGAAGCCAGCCACGCGGATTTAGCCTGGGCGGCCATGCACGCGCTGGCAAACGAACCGCTGCAGGGTGAATCCGCCCACACACGCAACATCATGGAGATTTTTTAAATGAGCAAACGCAGGAACCGCACGCGCACGCAGCCCGTGCCGGAGCAGATGACCGGCGGCCCGGCGGCGGAAGCGTTCACCTTTGGGGACCCTATCCCGGTGCTGGACCGCCGCGAACTGCTGGACTACGTGGAATGCGTTGTGCTGGACAGGTGGTATGAGCCGCCGGTGAGTTTTGACGGGCTGGCGCGCACGTTCCGCGCAGCCGTGCATCACAGCTCACCGCTGAACGTAAAGCGCAACATCCTGACCAGCACGTTTATTCCGCACCGGCTGCTTAGCGGGCAGGCATTCAGCCGCTTCATTCAGGACTATCTGGTATTAGGTAACGCTTACCTTGAGAAACGGACTAACCGCCTGGGCGGCGTGATTGCTCTTGAGCCATCGCTGGCAAAATTCACCCGGCGCGGCACCGATTTAGACACCTACTGGTTTGCACAGTACGGCCTGACCACGCAGCCTTACCAGTTCACGCCGGGCAGCGTGTTTCACCTGATGGAGCCGGACCTTAATCAGGAGATTTACGGCCTGCCGGAATACCTCTCCGCCATTCCGTCAACTCTGCTGAATGAGTCGGCCACGCTGTTTCGCCGCAAGTATTATCTTAACGGAAGCCATGCAGGCTTTATCATGTATATGACAGACGCCGCACAGAATCAGGAAGACGTGGACAACATCCGCAAAGCGATGAAAAGCGCGAAAGGTCCGGGTAACTTCCGCAACCTGTTTATGTATTCACCTAACGGGAAGAAAGACGGCATTCAGATCATTCCGCTGTCAGAGGTGGCAGCTAAGGATGAATTCCTGAACATCAAAAACGTGAGCCGCGATGACATGATGGCGGCACACCGCGTGCCGCCGCAGATGATGGGCATTATCCCGAACAACACCGGCGGATTCGGTGACGTGGAAAAGGCCAGCCGCGTATTTGTACGTAATGAACTTATCCCATTACAGAAGCGCTTAGAAGAAATGAATCACTGGTTAGGTGAGGAAGTAATCAAATTCGAAACATACAGCCTAGAATCAGCTTAATTTAAAACTAATTGAATTGAAAAAATCACCCCCGCCCCTTGAGGGGGGGGTTATGAATTCCCAATTTTTCCAACCTGACTTATATAGAATAAATTACCTTCTTTGATATCATCGTGAGTCACGTTATCACAGAAAATTTCCTCTATAGAAAAATTGGATTGCAAAACCGAAAACATGATATTGATCTCTTTCTCTTTCTCAAACTTGTCATTATATACTTCAAAATTAAAGACACCGCACACTTCTACCGCTTTTGGAAAATCAATAATGGTTTTGGCGTTAACTTTTTCCTTGGTTGAAATAACATAATCTACATTGTGCATGAGGCATGCTATAGCACAAAAAATTTCTCTTTTTCTGTCTTCTAGAGGCTGAGTATCAATGCCTGAATTTTCTATACTAATCAATTGTCTCATTTGGTTAATAAGTTCATCTAAACTTATTCCGCCAAAGGTATAAAGATGAGATAAGCAATTACTTACAAGTCTATTCTCTAACTCATCAAGCTCCCGCTGTAAGTAACAATAATCACCTTCAACCTTTAATGTTTTTTCAGAGCATATTGTTTTGATCATCTGTACCAGTTTTGTAATGCTTACCTGCAACTTCGCACTCAATGCTTCATTTCCAATAGCTTTACATTGCAATTGAATTAGTTTAGGCAAGTAATAAGGGAGCTTGCTTGTTCTGGAGCGGATAAGTTCCTTGTCTCTTCCGTAATGCAATTTAAAAATGCAGTAGTTTCTAAATAAAATATCCTTTATTATTCCTTTATCTCTTATATTTGAATGAGCAACAAAGCAACCAATTTCAAATATATGAATACTAGCCTTTTCAAGCTCTCTAAGAGTAACCAGTAAAACTAAAATGTCATTATCAACAAATGTATTATCGGCTATTCGCCTCATGATTCTTTCTATTTTCATTGCTACAGCGTTTTTTTTCATGTTCATTCCTCATCGAATTAATACCTAGCATTAAAAAAACAATCATATTTTTACCTAAAAATATATCCTTTTATTTATTTGCAATCTAATTTTTTTGAGCAAAAAAATCGTGATCCTGCAGCCTGTTTGTTATCCTTATCAAAATATTTTTTAAGCGCCTCCGCCGGATGCTGTGGGGCGTGTTCTCTTTTAGCCGCTTCGAACCACCCTCTGAGTTTCAACCAACCTATGAGCCATTGACATAGCCTAATTCCCACTGCAGAACATAATAGCGCGCGCTCGTAGCCCCGCCACGCCTGCCCGCTTTATGCAGTGGTTTTCATGCAGCTGCATGACATAAGCAAAAGCCCGCCAATCCTGGCTGGTCTCAGCCAAAACGCTCCTCAAACGATCATGCGGATCCATGCAGCATAGTCATGCAGTAACTGCCGTTTCGCAAAACGATGAACGGCATACCATAGGTCTTTTCATATTGCTCTTTTTAAACACGCTGTTATGGCATATTTTAGTTTCATCAATAATCAAAAATTTAGCGCAAAAAACATACTCACTAATGAACTTGGAGAACCAAGAATGTCTATTAACAAAATTTCTGGAGCATTTTTCAAAGACTTGCAGGTGGAATGGCCCTGCCCGCAATGCGGTCAGAAAACACTGCTTATCATTCCTGAAAGTTTACTTGTTAATGAAACACACGATACCAAGAAACACAGTAGCGAATCTTGGTTTGAGCCAGAAATGGATGTGTCAATTTTTAGCTGCATGGCAAGCTGCTCAAGAAGACAATGCGGTGAGGTTGTAGCCTGTTTAGGCAATAGTGGATGGGAACGACATGATTGGGATGACGAGATGTCTGGTGATGGGTATTACCAGTGGTTTCATCCTAAAAGCTTTTTTCCGTCATTGCATCCTTTCGAGCTTCCTACCAAATGTCCTGAAGAAATCACCGAACCACTTCAAGCTGCTTTTTCTGTCTTTTTGATACAGCCCGGTTCAGCAGCGAATCTCATTAGAATTTCAGTTGAACGAATGCTTACGGCTATGGGAGTTACTGAAAAAAACGACAAAGATAGACGCATCAATCTACATAAACGCCTAGGGATGTTACCAGAGTTATATATATCTTTTAAGGACCCTCTTATGGCTATAAAATTTTTAGGTAATGCAGGGAGTCATACCTACGATAAAGTTATAATTAAAGACATTGAAGATGCGTTTGAAATTATGGAATACGTAGTTAACGATTTGTTTTCAGGCAGGAAAGAATCAGTTGAAGTCCTAACGAAGCGATTAAGTGACAAATTTGAAGATTGAGTTCAAAAGCAGGAGGCGACTCACTCACAAGTTGCCAGCCCCCTGGCAACTCTACTCCCTGCGGTTAATCAGGGAGAAAATAATTTGCTTCAATTTCATCACTTCGCTGCTCAAATTTAGTTACGTCCATCAAAAAAATCAGAATATCAAGTAACACAATAAAAACTTTCAGCTCAAGCCAGAAACAATCCTCTCAAGAGCATCTCCCATTCATATTCCTTAGAGCGCTGAAAAGAACCAAGCAGCCAAGTCGGTATACTGTTACAGCATCTGATCCCAATAGATAGTTTGGTAATCATTGCCCTTATCAATCATGGCTAGCACCTCGCTACTCTCGTTTTTATACATTAACAGCCGCAAAAAATGTATTTTGACGCCAGCAACGTTATCAGTGTTGATACTGCCAGCTATCGCCTTCCCATACGGTCTGAAGAATATCCATGACATTCTTTTTATCATCGTTCTGCCTGACTCCGCTCAGCACAACACCGTTCGCACTGCCTTTGCGAATACGGATACTAATATCGGAATAAATCGGAAGAAAATTTTTATAAAGCTCAGCCTCAAGTGCTGAGAGAATTTCCGTGCTGATTTTTTGCTCTTTATTGATCATGAATTCAATACGCATAAGTCCCTCTCAATGCCGCTCAATTTCAGTTATGGATGACTTAGCTTTTCTAACTTCAGCCATTAACTCACCGGACAATTCTACTAACCAGTGAATAGCCATCTCTTTTTCTTCAAAATCGCACGTATCAAAAGCAACCTTTTTTAGAATAAAATCAATGCGCTGGATTTTAATCTCCTCCAGAAGATAATCGCTCATTTGTCCTCCCTCGACACAAAAAACTGTATATGCATACAGTATAGTATGAGTTATCAAATGTGAACTGTTTTTTAAGTTAAAATGGCCCTACTCGCGTAAATTTGAAAATTTAATAGCTATGAGGACCAACAACTTATGAGAAAAGCATGCATCGAACTTCACTCTCCGTTGCGTACTGCATACCTCATTGCGGGTGAACGTGGAACCGGCAGAACACTGCTTGAAGTGCGGCTTTCAGCCCATGACCCATTGACACCCGATACGATCAAATGGCAAAAAGCGATTGCTTTATGCCAGCAGAAAGCAGCCCTGCTTAAATATGAAGTGACAGTTATTCTCGGACAGCGATTAGCTGGCGATATTTAGAGGCCACCAAAAGGGTAGACAGGCTGATTGCTACAGCCTTGCCTCTTGCAGTCTGCCCTTATCAAAAAACAATCGCATATTTGCTCCCGCATTGAGATTACATCCCTGTAAAAGCAGCTTAATTTCCTCATCGCTGCCATTAAAACCTCTGGCTTTTAGTTCCAGCTCTAACCGCCTGATCTGTGGCCCCGTACAGTTATTGACAGAACTCCAAGGGGCGGCAATGCCGCCAGAAAAACCAGCCTCCGCTGACACTTCGGCCAATTTAGCAACCTTTTCCCACTTGACTAGGCGCGTCATAACTTCTGAATCCGGTACCATCGGCGAATAGATACCCTGCACCCGCTGAACATCTTCGCCGTACTCATTACCCATTTCGGTAAGTTCATAGCAAAGGCGGATAACTAAATCCTCACGCGCAACTAACGGCCCGCCCTGCGCCATCGTATAGGACGCCCAACAGCTGGCAACGGAAGCTGACGCCAGCACCGCATCCATCTGCTTATCTGGCAGACGTGCATCACCCATACGGCGCAGCTCACGCCAGACAGTCACAGGCGCACCGGCGATCTGCTGAAATTGACGAATACGCCAGCGTGAAGCCCATGCCGAAACAGCCTTAGCCATGTCGCGCATATTTGCGCCGGTTTCATCATCTTTCTCGCCTTCCATCGCGTAACCGTCGATGTTTTTTGAAATATATTTGGCGATATAGCCTGTAGCACTACCCTTCTCTGGGTCGATCGGCTCAGCATGAAATCGTGCTTTCATTGCCTGCGGCGTGTTCAGCTCACCGGAATCCTCTTTATAAGCCTGCTCACGCATGATGTGCTGAACCCGTTGGACGTTTTCAGGAAGCATAAACAACAGCATGTGCCAGTGCGGCGTCCCGTCGTGGTGAGGTTCAACAACTCGAAAGCCGAAGACATGAATATCTTCGCGGGCAAGAGCCGCGCGGATCCGCGCCCATACGCGGCAGAGATAACGCTGGGTGTCGCGTGGGCTTGAACCGTTCCACTGAGAAACAAAGCCGCCCTGGCTGTAAACTGCGTGATAACGTGATGGCGCTGTAATTGTATAAAATTCACCTACGCACCCTGTTTCATTGGCGACATCTTCAAACCCGCGCATTCGTGTCATCAGTTCGCGGCGGCGTATTGCAGGATTGGACACGCTGCGGTTGACCATTTCATCCAGCGCAATACGGTCCCCCTCCTGATTGATGAGATCAAAGCGTTTGAAGAATTCGCGGTTACGTTTTTTCTGCTCAATCCATTCGGCCAGCGTACTGCGGGAAACGTAAGGTGATGCGGCTTTCTGTACCTGCCCAACCGCGATAGCCATGTGTTCACGCTGGAAATCTCGCATCTGCTTCAGGCGGCCACGCCACCATTCAGGAGCCATCATGCGAAGCAGACCAGACTGGGCTTTGCGCAGAGGCAATTCACCTTTAGCTGAACAGAACTCTGCCCAGTAAGGTGGCTGCGTTCCTGTCAGCGCAGCCAGTTCAGCGATGTAACGGTATCCGGTGAGCGTCACAGCCAGTTCGTCCGCCTCATGTGGCATGGAGACCTTATCAACGAACTCAGCCAGACTTTGTGACAGGAAGGAGGCCACCTTATAAGCCAGATCGCGAATATCCTGGCGGTCCAGCGTCGGAAGGCGATCAAGCTGTCTGATAAAGGGCAGCTCAAACTGCGCCGCATCGTTTAACCGGTAGCGACTGCGTACAAGCTGCAGACGCGGCAATACGCTTTGGCCGATGGTCTGGCGCAGAAACGCATTGGCTCGTCGACGGCCATGTTTTCCTGAAAGGATTTTTTGATAGCGGTCAGCGAAATAACCGGCTAGATAGTCAGGCATGTCATGCAGGTACTGGCTCCGCCACCCGTGGTCATCGGGGTTAGCGTTCCACAGCTTCAACTCAGCCAGGGTCATGTCACGCGGCGTTCTGACGCCATAATTCTCACGCTGCATTTTCAGGGCAGCGTGATAGTCACTATTTGACTCAGCAGCGTTTACGGCAATATCGGTCACATTGAAGCCATATGTTGAAGATGGCGGACAGCAATAATTTCCGCTGCGCGCTTACCCTGTCCGGCAGCCACGCCAACAGAGCGGGAAGCGCTGATTTTTGTCAGTACAAATTCGCGGAATATACTGCGGGTAAACAGGTTATCGCTGTTTGAAACGATGACCGGGTTACGATCAGAGATACCCAGCAGGATGCAGGCCAGCGAGTGCTGATCATCGTCGCTGAACCCATCGGTGTGATAAGCGGTGAATGTGCCGTGATACGGCGGATCGCAGTAAACGACATCCCCGGCACGGACCATGTTCAGGGTTTCGCTGTACCCCAGACATTCAAATGTCGCGCGCTGAGCCTTTACGGCAAACGCTTCGATTTCGGCCAGCGGGAAATATGGCTCTTTATAATTGCCGTAAGGGTTATTGAATTCACCGCGCTTGTTATATCGGCAAAGGCCACGATAGCCATGGCGGTTCAGGTAGAGGAATTGTGCAGCACGTTCCAGCAGTGGCAGCGACGCGGTGAAATTGAAGTCATTGCGAACCTTATAATAACTCTCTTCAGTTTTGTTCTGATTGAAGAGCGAGGCCGCCACAACAATAAACGGGCGCGTATGCTCTTTAACCTGGCGATAAAGGTTAATCAGATCGGGATTAACATCCGCCACCAGATAAGCCGGGTAATCCGTATTCATCATGACAGCACAGGAACCGGCAAACGGCTCAACCAGACGATTACCGGCGGGCAGGTGCTTAATCAGCTCAGGCATCAGGCCGGACTTGCTGCCGACCCATTTCAGGATGGTCTTCATAATGCCGCCCCTTTGTAATGCACGCTTTTCAGCTCACTGATTTCTTTGCAGGTCACGCAGAGTGAAACGCCCGGCAGTGCGCGGCGGCGCTTCTCCGGGATTTCTTCGCCGCACGAAAGACAGAAAAACTCACTCGCCCCTGCAGGGCGGTGAGTAGCGTTAGCCAGATTGCGCGCCAGTTCTTCCTGCACGCGCTGCTGTACCATGTCCATTGAATCAGCCATCAGTGCAGCTCCTGCGCCTGGTTCTCAAAGCGTTCTGCTTCTTTGTCCAGCAGCTCGATGATTTCCGCCGCTGACATTTCCTGCTGACGGGCATGAATTGCCAGTGCGGCCAGGCGGATAGAAACGGACAGCGCATCATCAGAACGCTGCTCAGTTTTTGCCTTGCTCAGCAGAGCGCTTAGCGCGTCGTCGTCAGCTTTAAAATTACGGGGCTGGATATTTCGCATTTCTCTTTCTCCTGAATTCGGGCAAAAGAATGCCCGGCGGGTTTACGCCATTTAATTTCGGTGTGTTAATTAATTAGGTAACGTCAGATTCTTTGGAAATAAACTCACGACTGCTTTTAAGTGATTCATTGCACTAATCAGCGCCTTAACTTCGTCACTCGTCAGTTCACTGAAATCAACGCTATGACGTTCTTTGCTGATATTAGCCAGGAAGAAAATTGCGCTCAGTGCGCGGCTATTCTGTTCAGCCTGTTCATCGCGCTTGCAACGCATTTCTGCGATAAAGCGTTTGAGTTCATTACTGCAATCGCCGTACATCATGGTACGAAGCACAGCTATGTGATTAAGCGCACTTGCGCGCTGCCCCACGTTCATCTGAACAGTAATACTTTCAGCTTTGTAACCCATGATTCTTTCCTCTTACCCGTTAATCCTGCCAGCAGTTCGGCCTGTGAAATTGCCGGGTGCCATCGCCTGCCCTTATCTGCTGCAATCCAGCCGTGGCCGTATGCGTGTGACGGACTTTGCCGCTTCAGAAGCGGAGCCACTGAAAACGCCATATATCAGACCATCCCGATTGATGCACCGATACCGCTTAACACATCAGCAGTACCTGAAAGTGCAGGGTTAGAATGCACTCGTGCCTGAACCGCCAGTGCTGCCAGAGTCAGACAGCGGATCCCTGCGTGTACGTTCTGGACCAGACTACGGCGGCAGGCAGTTGTTAATTGCTCCTGGCAGACCACACCGGCGGCCAGCTGCCCCACTTCGGCAGTAGCCTTCAGGACATAAGCAGGCAAATTCTCATGCGCCATTTCGTTAACTGGCACACATGGCAAGCACTGCAGTTGAGCCAGTGCGCCGTCGATCAGCGTTGCGTCTTCAGTGAGATCGGTCAGCAGCAGCATTTCACGAACGGTTAACTGGTGAACCTGCTCCGGGTTGAGTTTGTTACGTATGGTTTGTGGGTTCAGCCCAGCTTTATTAGCCAGCTGGATAATGTTGTGCTTCAGTGCAAACGCCCGGCAAGCATCATCAAAATGGCTATGTGTAGAAACTCGAAAATCAAACATGCAATCACCCTTCCCTGTTCCGATAATGCTATTGAGTACTTTTTAAGGAATTGCGGCTCAATGACTTGGATACTTTTACTGCTTGCTGCTCAGCCTCCTGATAAGAACGAATTGCATCAGCGCTTAGCGCCACAAGATTAATTAGAACCTTTTCGCGCTTGCCCTCTTTACCAAGACGATGACGAAAAGGAGACAAACGGCCATCGCCCAGCATCAGATCGATGGTGCTCATATCAAGACCAGTAGCTTCGCTGTAGCGCTCCTTAGTCATGTGAGGAACCAGAAGCGTGATTGAAATGTTGTTTTGCATCATGCAATACTCTCAATGTTTGCTTATTGATATCTAATTAAGCCCAATCAGACCTAAGAAGAACCCGAATTCGTACTTCGAGGACAATTTAGATCCGATATGGGGTACCTGTCAAACTAAATTGAACCCCAATGAGAACTATGGACTTTAATACAGGTGGTCAGAAAGTAGTACAACGGCTTCTTGAGGCTTACGGCTTCAAGACTCGTCAGGCCTTGTGTGACAAGCTCGGAGTAGCAAAAAGCACAATGGCCTCCAGATACATGAGGGACATTTTTCCTGCCGATTGGGTGATTCAAGCATCCATTGAAACAGGAATTAATGTTGAGTGGCTGGCTTTTGGGACGGGGGAAAAGTACGCAAATGAGAACCACCTTACGTTAAAAGTTCCCAGTGCTGTGCTTGAGAATGGTGAACTCACCTCAGGTGAGTCACTTTTTTATGATAAGCAGCTTTATCCAGAGGATCTGAGTTCACCTTGCGTACTCTTCGTTGGCAAGGGCAGATACCTTATGGACCAGGGTGCTAAAGACGTGTGTGATGGATTGTGGCTGATGGATATAGACGGCAAAAAGTCTATTAGAGAAGTGATGCGCCTACCTCAGCAGAAAGTAAGAATTTCCAATGAGTCAGGTAGTTTTGACTGCCCTATGTCTGATGTGAAGTTTGTGGGATTTGTCTCTTTGGTTATGCGCAAAGGCTAACTATGAGCGTGCGGAAACTTTCGACAGGGAAATGGCTTTGTGAGTGCTACCCACAAGGACGCGATAAGAAGCGAATCAGGAAGTCGTTCCCGACAAAAGGGGAGGCCGTTGCTTACGAACAATATGTAATGAATGAATCAGCAAGCAGGCCGTGGATCATTGAAAAAACCGACAAGCGATCTCTTTTAGAATTAGCTCAGCTTTGGTATGACCTGCACGGGCAGACTTTATCGTCGGGTTTAATGGTTTTCCGAAAACTGAAACTTATTGCTAACGCTTTGGGAAATCCTCGCGCCACCGACTTCACTGCAAATGATTTTGCCCATTATCGCAAGATGCGATTGAGTGGAGAAATTTATTTAGATAAGCGCTTTCCCTATGGTGCATCAAACACCACTTTAAATATGGACCACTCTCATTTGAACAGCATGTTTAGTGAACTTAGCAGGCTTGGTGAATGGTCCCTACCCAATCCACTTGAGAAGCTAAGAAAGTTAAGCACTACTGAGCGTGAAATGGCCTGGCTTGATCAGGAGCAGATAGAGCGTTTATTAGAAATCAGTAGCGCAGACGTCGATTTGAATCGCGTAATAAGAATATGCCTGTCTACCGGCGCACGATGGAGTGAGGCACAAAATCTTCGCAGGTCACAACTAAGCCCCAGCAAAATCACGTTCACCAATACTAAAAGCAAGAAAAATCGTACGGTGCCGATCTCGAAAGAGTTTTACAAAGAACTTAACGGCATCAAGAAAGAAATCATGTTCGATGACTGCCATTACAATTTTTTAAGGGCAATCAAGAATTCATCTATTCACCTGCCCAAAGGCCAGATGACACATGTACTGAGGCACACTTTTTCTGCACACTTTATGATGAACGGCGGCAACATTTTAGTGCTTCAAAAAATCTTGGGGCATCATGACATCAGTATGACGATGAGATACGCCCACTTTGCCCCTGAGCATTTAGAAACAGCTATAAAACTCAATCCAATAGCAATGGCAAAAAGTGGCGGCAGATTGGCGGCAGAGGTTAGTCCTCATTAACCCTTACTAACCTTAAACGTGGTTGTAAGTTACTGTTAAACATATAGATAACTGTTTTTGCTAGGTAAATATGAAAATCGGTCTTTTTTACGGTTCCAGTACCTGTTACACCGAAATCGTAGCGGAGAAAATTCGCGATTTTATTGGCGAAGAGTTAGTGACGCTGCATAACGTGAAAGATGACGACCCACGCCTG